ATATAAATTAAATCATCATACAAATCTCCAACCATTATGGTCGAAAGATAATTTAATAAAAGGTTCTAAAACACTTTAAACAGTGTTTTACTAAAATACCTGAATATCTTTTAATTATTTCCATTACATTCAATATTTATCATTATGTTAATAAATATAAATAACGAAACATTTAAAGTAAAACCAGTTTTTACCGAAAAAGACACGTCAAAAGGTATGATGGGTAGGAAATTTGATTCATCTTTTAATGGCATGTTATTTATGATGGGTTCAGGTCAACATTGTTTTTGGATGAAAAACTGTATTATACCCTTGGACATCATTTTTATTCAGAATAACACAATAAGTAAAATACATCATAATTGTCCTCCCTGTAAGATTGAAGACTGCGTGAATTACTGTGGGAACGGTGATTTGGTTTTAGAAATTGAAGGCGGTGTTTGTAAACAACTAGGTATTACTGAAGGTGATATTGTTGATTTTAATTAGAATTAATTTTCTCTTGTAATACTTTAACAAATTCGTTTTGTATCATTTTAGTGAACTTAATATAAGGGGTGTCCTCTGACTCGGGATTATATTTGTATTTACCTTGTGGTGGTCTATTAGACCTTCCTAAATAATTTAACCCTGAAATGTTGGTAATACATTTATGACCTCCACTATTAGATTGAATTAAATCCCAAGCATTTATCGTTACTTTATCCAAAACTTCCATTTCACTCTCGTTTAACTCACTAAATGGTTTTTCCATTATCTTACCAATATATGTTAAAATTTGTTTACCATCATCCATAGTTTTAAAACTATCACCATACAATGCAACAAAATCTTTAAAAGTAAAACCAACAGATTCACCACCAAAATCTTTTGATGATTCAGAAATCCACTTAATTGTTGATAATGGTATTTGTCTATCCTTTAATTGTGATTCCCATTTAGATAATACTTCTTGAGCTATCTCACCTAAATTAACACCTTTTAATTCTCTTTCTTTCTTAAATGGATTACAAGATGCCTGAACTAAACCCAAAGGCCAAGCGATGACTAAAAAATCGGCATCAGGGTTGTTTTTAAATGGTGTGTACCTGTCATAAGAACCTGGCTTCATCATAACACCACCACCATATTGAACGATTATATTATCCATAACTTTTACGTTTGGACTTGTTTTCATTTGTTCAATGTAGGCTAACTTATTTTTTTCAAGTTCTTCAACACCAGCAAATCCTTTTTCTCGCATGATTCTTTTAATATTCATGACAATATTAAGTAATGATGGTGAAGATTTTAAAACTAATTCTTCAAGAAACCCAGGCTTGTTTTTAAATGCTAAAAGTAATTTATTCACAACTAAACCGAGAGCCCTCTTATTTTTGGCAAGTGAGGAATCTTTATCTAATTTAAACAAGTATGATATAACCTCATCAACACTAACTTCATTTGCCACGTAGTTAGCGGAATCAACCATAGATATTAATTGAATATCTTCAGGTGTAAAAATATCTTTGGGTGAAACAACTTGAGATATTGTTTCAACATTAGAACGTGAAGCTCTAAATGAAGTTGATTTTGTGTCTTCAGCACCCGCTTGTCTATCATGGTGGTCAGTGTGAATTACAAACATTGGTTTACCGTGTGCAAAGTCAACTAATACGGGCATTGTATCACCTTGAGCATCGTTTTTCTTTACCGCAAATTCTTTATCCCCATATTGTATAATGTGAGCGTCAACCACTTTGATACCATTGTTTTCTAAGTAGTTTTTCATTGCCAACGCAGTAGTTACCCCATCCAAATCTTGATGAAAATAAATTTCAGCCTTTGGATATCTTTTGGATAACTTATTGATGTCTCTAAGACCGCTTTCTTTTAATATTTTTTTCATTTAAACCAATTTTGTTGTACTACCAAGTAAGCTACCTAATAGTGATGAAAAAGCATCCCCACCTTTACCTAAACCACCACTTTGTTGTGTTGGTGCTGGTGGTGGAGGTGGAGGTGGAGGAGCTTGTTGTGTTAATCCCATCTCAGATGACCACGTTTGTTGTGCTTGTGGTGTTTGAGAATATTGTTCCCACTTTTTTTCAGCATCAGGTACCATATTTTCTAACTCCTCGGGACCAACAAAATTTGCAACACCCAACCAATCTAGAAACCCTAAATAAACTTTAGTTCTTCTCATTAAAGACCTAGTTGCAGGATTACCTCCGAATATTCTTGGAACCCCAGCAAAAAATTTCTGACCCAAAGTAGCGTCAGATTTCATATATTTTAACCAAGAGTTTTGAACATCTTTATGTCCTCTGAAAAGTCTTCCTTCCTCTTTCGCAATATTTTTTAACAATGTTTGTTTCTCAGCCGCGGTTAATGCTTTCTCAGTACTTATTAATTTTCCCGTTTTACTTAATCCTTTAGCTTTAGAAAATATTTTAACATACTCCTCAACGGCATTAACCAATCCTTTACCAAGACCAGGAACTCTACCAACTGAATTTCTTAAAATTTGAACCAATTTTGAACCCCATGTTGGTGCTTTCTCAACAAATTTTGCCATAGGCCCACCAGCAACTTTAGCGGTCTCAGCAATCTTAGCAGCATCACCCGCTAATGCCGCCGCTTTAAAAGCTTTGGTAGTCGCACCACCAACTTTTAAGGCTCCAATAACAGGTTTAGCCAATAAATCACCTAAATATGGTATTACGGACACCCATGATAACACGGCAAATAATTTATCACCTTGTCTCCAATAACTAATACCGTTGACCAAATCCACAACACCAGTTGGGTCAAATATACCCACAATGTCCCCAAGTGTGTTATACCACTTAGACTCTTTTAAAATTGTTTTTTTATCAGGATATATCGTTTTCAACATTTCAAAAACAATACGTTTGTCTTTATTCGATAATTTATTCCATTTTTCGTCAAGAATGTTTACAAATTCTTCTTGATAAATTTCAAATATCCTTTCTTTTAATTCTGATTCAGTTATAACTCGGCTCATTTTAAAATATTTTTATTATAAATATCTTAAAAATAAAAAAGAGGACTCTTGGTCCTCAATTAATTAAATTCTAATTTAACTTGTTTTTTCTCATCCACAAAATGTTGAACCCTATTTCTTGCGATTTCACAGTAGTTAGGACTTAATTCAATTCCTAACCACCTACGGTCAAGTATTTCCGCAGCAACTAAACTAGTTCCACTACCAGCGAATGGGTCAAGAATTATGTCATTCTTATAAGTCAAGATTTTAATCGCTTTCGTTGGAATGTCCATGCTAAAAGTCGCCTTTGTCATTGGTCTTGAGTCGTTCAAATACCTCCATTGTCCAAATACTAAATCAATGAATTCTCTTTTTTGAGTGTCAGTATAAAAAGTCTTATTTCTAATATTACCATTTTTATCTTCAACTTCCTGAACTTCTCCAACCCACTCAGGAACTCCTTTTATTTTCTTAATGTGATGTTTTTTATATGATAAAATAACACATTCTTTTGGATTATAGATATATGGTCCTGATGGGTTCATCCATGAGCCCCAAGCGGTTGTTCTACTTCTGTGTGGAGAATCTTCTTGTAAATCAACAACACCAAAAAATTTGTATCCAATTTTTTTCATGATTTGCCACACTTCACTAACCATAAAAACTCTACCACCTTTTTCTTGTCGATTAATTTCATATGGTATGTTTATTGCAATCCTACCATCATCTTTTAAAACTCTGAACGCTTGAGTCATCCAATCTTCTGTAAATTTAAAGTACTCGTCAACTAACATATCGTCATCATGAACATCATACTCAATACCTACACCATATGGGGGTGACGTAACAATCAAGTCCACCGAACATTCAGGTAATGTGCTCATTACCTCAATACAATCACCATTTATAATTTTTCCTGTTTCAATCATTATTTCTTATTTTACAACAACCCCAAGCAAACTTAACAAAACCATTATAATAATAGTAAGTAAAAAAAACTTAATAAACAAACTTAAAGTTTTGTAATTTCTTTCAACTTGTTCTTTAGTTCTACCTTGCAATTCATCTCTGTCCCATTCCATTTTCTTCAAGTTTTTGAATATGATGTTGGAGATACCAAAGAGCCTTCTTTAGGTCTTCTAATTCTTTTTCTTTATTTTTCTTACCAGCCCTTGAGATGTACTTTACCGTATTTCCAAGAGAAAATCCTAGTTCCCAAGCATCAATTACTTTGATTGCTTCGTATGGATTTGATTCTCCCCCGTAATGGACTGGATGATTAACTTGTTCGCCCATAATTAATCGTTATAAATTGTTCCTGTTTCTTTTTTTATTTAAATCAAATTTTAATTCAGTGATGGGTTCATTTTTACCATGAGTCACACTATTTGATAGAGTATATTCACCATCGTTTTGATATTCACTAAGTAATTCATCAGTTCTTAAAATTCCATTGTATTTTGAAGCAATTTCATCGAATTGTTTCATACCCACATTTGAAAACATATTATTTTTTGTGGTATTAATTTCATTCGCCATTTTGATAGTTTCTGAAATTACTCTAACTATGTTATATGGATTTGCGTTAGACGATGGCCTTCTATCTTCTAAATAACCTTTCCATTCTTTACTAGTTTGAATTGGAACTCTTATTGAAGCACCTCTATCACTAATACCCCAACTAAACTTATTGATAGATTGTGTTTCATGTTTACCTGTCAATCTCATATAATTGTCAGAACCATAAGCTTCAATATGTTTTTTTTGTCGAATATCCATTGAACTGAATATTGAGTTGAAATATTCTTCTCCACCAACCTCTCTCATTTTTTTAGTTGAGAAGTTTGTATGTAACCCTGAACCATTCCAATCTTGACTTTCACCTAATGGTTTAGGATGATATTCAACACTATAACCATACTTTTCTGAGACAATTTCCATAAAATATCTGGCCATCCATAAATCATCACAAGCCTTTAATGTTCCTTTACTGAAGACTTGATACTCCCATTGACCTAAAGCAACCTCAGCGTTAATACCTGTAATATCAATACCCATGTCTAAACAAAACTGCATATGCTCTTCTACAAAATCTCTACCTACAACATTAGAACCAACACCACAGTAGTATTTACCTTGAGGTTCTAACCCTAAGTAAGGATTTCTATATTTATTAGAATGACCTAAAACAGGTTGATGTTTACCTTCCCTAATAAAATATTCTTGTTCAAAACCAAACCAAAAATCTTTATCATCTTCAATGGAGGCTCTTGTATTTGTAGTATGTGGTGTTCCGTCAGGATTCATAACCTCACAAAAAACATAAATTTTTGTTCTTTTGCTATAATTCTGATAAAGTCTCACAGGTTTTAATACACAGTCAGAATGATTACCGTCCGCTTGTTGTGTTGATGAACCATCAAAATTCCATTCAGGAATATCTTCAACACCGTTTACCTCTAAATCAACGACTTTAATTTTGCTTCTTAAATTTGGTTCTGGTGTATGACCATCCAACCATACATATTCTAGTATTTGTTTCATATTAATTAATATTTGTTATATAGTATTTGCAAAGTTAAAAAGTTTGAAAGTATATTGCAAACCATGTCCGTCAACAACATACCTATTTGCTTTGAACAACGTAGTACCCTTTTGATATTTCGCTCTCTTTGACTTCACCTTTTTCTATCAATTCATTTAATATTTTTAATGTTTCTTCTTCAGACACCCTTAAAATATAACTACTTATGTAGGAGATGTGAACAGGTAATCTTAGTTTTGATGTTAATAATTTATACTGTTCTTGATTCATGATATTGTTTTATGTTATTCTTAATATCTTCAATGTTCAATCCATCACAAAACCATTTATAAACTTTGTTTGAAATCTCATCGGTGAACATGAACGCATCAGCATTAAATAGTTTTTCAAGAGATTGTTGTGATGAGATATACTCATTCACCATTTTTTCACTTATGTATCTCTTATTAAAACCCATTCTACTTTAATAATTTTTTTTCTTTTCTAACATTACCTTGTTGATTTATGAAAGATGATATTTTTCTTTTTGAAATTGGTAACAGTGTTTCTTCTATCGGAAATATGTCTTTACATTCAATTTCAAATAAAGGATACTCACTTTCTTTATCAGTATCATATGTTTTAGAAACATTAGATAAAATTTCTTGGATTGTCAAATTATTTTGAGGTCCG